GCTAATGTTCGATTAAAAGAAATAATGGAGATTAATAGTAAAATTCAAAATCTTCAGATGGAGAAAATTGAATTAAATACTAATATGAATTCAATGTCTCGCTTTTGTAAAATATTAGAAAAAGAGATTCTGGAATTACGTAATAAAGAAACTAAAGATATTAAAATTGTAGATTTCGAGAACGACCTTAAAGATATAGAGAATAAGTATATTGAGTTATCAGAAGAAAAAAATGTATTATCTATCGCTTCTAGTATGCTTAAAGATGGCGGCATTAAATCTAAAATAATTAGACAATATATTCCTGTAATTAATAAGTTAATTAATAAGTATCTGTCTTCAATGGATTTCTTTGTTTCTTTTGAACTCAATGAAGAATTTGTTGAGAGCATTAAGTCTAGATACAGAGATGATTTTACTTATGCTTCTTTTTCTGAAGGAGAAAAACAAAAGATCGATCTAGCATTATTGTTTACTTGGAGAGCAGTAGCAAAACTAAGAAACTCCATAAATACTAATCTATTGATCATGGATGAAGTGTTTGACTCTTCTCTCGATCAGAATGCCACTGACTATCTTATGAATATTATTAGAGATATATCTAAAGATAGTAATATAATTATCATATCGCACAAAGAACACATGAACGAAAAGTTCACAAACGTATTAAAATTTGTTAAACATAAGAATTTCTCACAATTACAGGAGTAGAAAATGTTTGGATGGTTGAAGAATTTATTTAATTTTGGTGATTTTCAATTCAATCCTGAACCACTTGGATTGTATTCTGTTGATGTAATTGATCCAAATAAATTAAAAGGAAAAGATAGACCACTATATGTAAAACAAGTATTAATTGATCTTGGTTGGAAAGACTTTCAGGCAGCTGCTATGTGTGGTCAGTTTATGCAAGAATCTTATACAGACCTTCGTTGTAATGTTTGGGGCGATAAACATACTGCGTATGGTATTGCCCAGTGGAGAGGCAATAGACTTGCTGACCTTGAAACATTCGCAAAGAATTTGAATAAAGAAATAGGTGATCTAGATACACAAGCACGTTTTGTTAACTGGGAGCTTACCAAAGGTTCGCAGAAAAATGTTGGTAATAAATTGAAGAAAACAAAAGATATTGACGAAGCTCTGTTAGTTGCTATTGGTTATGAACGACCACGTGGTTATACTACAGCAAATCCTGAGAATGGTGACGGATTTGCTAATCGTTGCAAATATGCAAAGAGTTTAATGTAATGGAACTTGTAAAACAAGATAATCCTATTTTAACAAAAGTTTGCGAGGATTTTGATTTTCAGAATCCTCCATTCGATCCTGTTGAGTTTGCTAAAGATATAATGGCTTTTCTTTATGAGAACAATGGATTGGGACTGGCAGCAAATCAGATAGGAATTCCTTATCGTATATTTGCTATGAGAGGAGCACCAGAAAACTTTGTTTGTTTCAACCCAAAGACTGTGACAATATCAAACGATAAAGTTGTCTTAGAAGAAGGTTGTTTATCATATCCTGGTCTTTTAGTTAAAGTTAAAAGACCTTCTATGATCAGAACAAGATTCACCACACCAAATGGCGATACTATTACAAGACAATTCATTGGTATGTCAGCAAGAGTCTATCAACACGAAATGGATCATCTAGATGGCATTAGGTTTTTTGACAAAGCTAATAAGTTTCATAAAGATCAGGCGTTCAGAAAATGGAAAAGAAAATAATCCCAGCAAGAATAGAAGATGCCGTAATCATAAAGAATATCGACGACGTAAGTTTCGAGAAGATATTTCATGAAGATCTAAAATACTATGAGCAATGTTTTAAAAATGGATACGATGTTTTTCTTTTGATGGTAGATGGTATAGCTGCAGGAGCGTTGATACTTTCGTTTATAGATTATGAAACAGTTGGTATTGAATCTATCTCAATAGCGCCTCAGTACCAGAAAAAGGGTTTAAGTAAATTCTTAATGGATTTTGTGGATGTTTATGCTGCTCCATATAAAAAGATTATTCTTGAAGTTTATATCGGTAACAAAAAAGCGATTGACATTTATACTAAAAAAGGGTATGATATAATTGCTACGTTGGAAGATTATTATGCTGATGGTTATAATGCATATGTTATGGAGAAAAAACTGTGAAGTATTTTGATTTTGATATGCTCAACAAACATTTCGATGAACGATTATCATATATCTCTTCTTGGCTGTGGTTTATAATCATAGTCATGTCAGTATATGGTATTGCCAAAATGTTCTTAAAGTATGATAACTGATGAATATATTCTTTATCGATGAAAATCCTGTTCAAGCTGCGCAGTGGATGGTAGATCGTCATGTTGTTAAGATGATCTTAGAATCTGCACAGCTTCTTTCAACCGCACATCGTATTCTCGATGGCAAAGAAATTCAGATACAAGCAAACATAGAACAAGAAGATGGTTCTCTCAAAACTCGCAAAAAGAAATTATGGATATTAGGAGACGCTCGTGACACAGTTTTATATTCAGCTACGCACATTAATCATCCGAGTTGTATATGGACTCGCGCAAGCGTTGAGAATTATAATTGGTTAGTTGATCATTTCTTTGCTCTTATGCAAGAATATAATTATCGTTATGAAAAACAACATAAATGTTTTGGTGAACTTAGTTATATGCTACAATCTCCACCAAAAAATCTAGAAGAATACGATATGACAGTAATTCCATCTGCTATGGATGATAAGTATATTGTGTCTGATAATCCTGTTGTTAATTATCGTAATTACTACAAAAATGGTAAAACCCATCTTCATAAATGGAAAAAACGTGAGGCTCCGGAGTGGATAAATTAAAAGAAACAGTCATTATTGATGACATTATATCAAACGATTTACAAGATAAATTTCATGATCTAGTCATGTCTCAGCCATTTAGGTTTTTGAAAGACATGTCTTATACTGATGGAGAAATTGTTAATCCATCTTATGGGTTCAATTTATTGTTTAAACATCCAGAATATGGAGTATTATCTCCATTGTATGAACAAGTATGTGTTCCTATTGTCAATTCTGTGATAGAAAAACTTACTTTAGAGATTAAAGATATATATTATACTAGAGCTTTTCTTCAAGTTCCTTTGTCTAAAAAATTTTACAAAGGTAAAAATGGAGTACACGTAGATATACCAGATCCACATTATGCTTGTGTTTACTATTTGAATGACTCAGATGGAGATACTATTATATACGAACAGAACATACATGATACTGATCCTGGTTCTAAAGGCGTAGATTTGATAAGACACAAAACAGTTACACCGAAAAAAGGTAGATTTGTTATGTTTGACGGTGCAAGGTATCACTGTTCGAGCCAGCCACAAGAAAACTATCGTTGTATAATAAACTTTGACTTAATATAAGGAATGTAGTATAATGTCAAATATGTTTCAGGATGTAAAAGATTTTCAAACAGCTGTTGGGCAGAATGTTGGAACAAAACCAGAATTACCTGATGGTGCTGAACGAGAGTTGAGACTTAAACTACTAAAGGAAGAATATGAAGAATACATTCAAGGAGAATGCCAAAACGATGTGGAGAATATTGCTAAAGAGCTCGCTGATATTATTTACATTGTTTGTGGCACTGCTGCATCTTACGGTATTCCCCTCGATAAAGTCTTCGACGCAGTACACGCCTCGAATATGGCAAAATTAGTTGATGGTAAACCAGTACGCCGTGCTGATGGTAAAATTCTGAAACCAGATGGTTGGCGACCACCTGATATTAAATCTATTTTATGGAGTGAGTGATGGTTAAACAGATTGTAGCAAAAGAAAAAATTGATTGCACACATCTTCTTGGTACATTCCTTGACGAAAGTCATTTTGATGTGGTAATTGAAGAAGATTGTGACGGTTATCAACCTGCCATATGCGATCTTGGGCAGAAAGCAGTTTGTGATATTGAATGTGATAATTGTGATAAAGGTCATGACGAGCGTAGAATTGCTTTTAAGTTTCGCAAGAATTTCTTTTCTAAAGAAGAACAGGATATGGCTTATCGTGGTTTGAGAGAAGCTGCGACAGAAAGTCAAAATCGTGGTCTTGCTGCTGGGCCACGTGGAGAAATGTTAGCAACGGAGGGTCGTGGCGGTAGAGATTGGGTTACTCCTTATCAACACGAGATTCTTGATTTTCTTTTGGATGATGGTGCTAATCTTTACAATGATACTTCGATTGCGAGTATTCGCGAGAAGTATAAAAATGGCAACCCAAAGGATTCAGATGAAACACGTGGAACTGTTTGGTTACGTTCAGAAGTAACTAAAAGATACCCTGAATATCATGGCTGGTTTGATAAATGGGTAGATGGTCTTAGTAACAAATCTAAAGATGAAGTTCTAGCAGAAGCAAAAATGGTTGCCGAGAAGTGGGCATCTACAACCAATTATGCTAAATCTGTATTCTCCGGTGTTGCTGGTTGGTATGATAGATACCCAAGAATTCCTTATGGTCGTGCTACTTCTTATACTGAGAAACACCCAGAATTGTTTGAACTAGCATATCCTTTCCTTCAAACATTGAATGATGGTTTTAAAGAATTACTTCCTTGGCGTTGGGCAAACCAGAAACGTCAAGCAGATAAACTTGATCCACGTTTCTTGGTTCCTGGAACTGTTTTCACAACAATTACTGTTAATAAAACTTTCCGTACAGCAGCACATCTTGATGCTGGTGATTATGCCGATGGCCTAAGTAATCTACTTGTTCTAGGAACTGGAGAATATACTGGAGGTTATCTTGTATTTCCGGAATATCGTATTGCTATTAATGTTCGCCCTGGTGATCTTCTTCTTGTCAACAATCATGAAGTTATCCATGGAAACACACCTATTGTTCTTAACAATCCTGACGACCCTACTTGTGAGCGTATTTCTGTAGTATGTTACTTCAGAGAAAAGATGTTAGAACTACAGTCTTATGAGTATGAAAATCTAAGACGTAAATATGTTGATGAACGTAGACTAAATAAATCACACAAACTACAACGTCCGTTGTGGAATGGTATCTCTCCCGGAATGTGGGAAGAAAAAGAATGGTATGATTTTCTCCATGCTCATGGTATGAAAGATCCATATGGTAATGATGAATTGGCGAGTTTGGAAGGATTTTTCTAATGGATTATCAAATAGCAATCCCATCATACAAACGTCCAGAAACTATCAAAAAGAAAACATTGAAAGTTCTCGAGAGTTATAATATTGATCCTTCTCGTATTACAATTTTCGTGGCGGATGATGAAGAACTTACTAAGTATAAAGAATCCTTAAAAGATACACCTTATCAGAAACTTGTTGTTGGTGTTCATACCATTGGTGCCCAACGTAACTTCATCGAAAAGTATTATCCTGAGGGAACAAAACTCATGATGTTTGATGATGACGTTGAAGAAGTTCAAAAGAAAATTAGTGAACAAAAGCTCGGAAGAATTGACAATTTAGAAGAAGAGGTTATAATAAAAGGGTTTGAAGAATGCGAGAAAATTGGAGCTAAGACTTTTGGTATCTACGCAGCTTCTAATGCTTATTTTATGAAAGATAGAATATATACCAAACTTTGTTATATTATTGCCTCTATGTTTGGAGTTATTGTCGAACATTCCAACGATCTTGAGCGTGTGACAAATCATGGCGAAGATTATGAATATTCTATTCGTCAGTATATACGTAATGGTTCGGTTGTTAGGTTTGACAATTATACAGTAAAATCTAACTATTATAAAGAAGATGGTGGATTACAAACTATTCGCACAAAAGAATATGTTTATGAATCTATTAAAAAGATCGCAGATATGTTTCCTGATTTCTGTACGATGTATATCAGAGAATCGACTGGTAATGCTGAATTGAGATTAAAGGATACAAGAAAAGAAGTTGGAAATACTTTAGAAAGTTTCTTTTGATTATTGGAGGAATTATGGCAAAGGTGACGCATGGTGGGTATATGTTTGAGAATGGTGATACATTTACCCAAACAGTATCTGTTTCTTCTACAGGTTCTTTAAAATTAGAACCACTTTACAAATATGCAGAAGGACAGATTATATCAGATTTCAAAGAATATATAGATAAAACGTATCAGCAGCACTACAAGACAGAAGAAGATAGGATCGAATGTTTTGATGCTTGGATTGCTCTTGATGATGCCACACCTACTTTCAGAAATACTGCTTTAAAGTATTTGTGGCGTTATGGTAAGAAGAATGGTAATAATAAAGATGATTTAATGAAAGCTCTTCATTATATTCTAATGTGTTTATATAACGATCATTACAAGAAAGGTGAATAAATTATGGAAATTCAAATCCCAGTAGAAAAGCTACGCGAACGTGGACTGTTTGTTGCCACTCCTATGTATGGTGGTCAGTGCGCAGGTATGTTTGCTCGTTCAGTAGCTGATTTGTCGGCTCTGTGCACAAAGTATGGTATTCCTTTACAGTTCTATTTCTTGTTCAATGAGTCGTTGATTACTCGAGCAAGAAACTATTGTTGCGATGAATTCATGCGTTCTAACACACAACACATGATGTTTATTGACTCTGATATTGGTTTCAATCCACAAGATGTTATTGCTCTTATGGCTCTTCAAGCAAATGACGAGAAGTATGACATCATTGGTGGCCCATATCCTAAGAAGTGTATCTCTTGGGAAAAGATTAAGCACGCTGTTGATAAAGGTGTTGCTGATGAAGATCCAAACGTTCTGGAGAAGTTCGTTGGTGATTATGTGTTCAATCCAAAGGGTAATCAGACAAGCATTCCTCTTTCAGAACCAGTTGAGGTTCTTGAGATTGGAACTGGTTTTATGATGGTAACAAAGAATGCTATGCAGAAATTCTACGATTCTTATAAAGATCAGTACTCATATAAACCAGATCATGTTCGCACTGAACATTTTGATGGTTCACGTGAAATCCTTATGTACTTCCAAGCAGAAGTTGATCCAGTTTCTAAGCGATATCTTTCAGAAGACTACTGGTTCTGCCAGAAAGCGCAGCAGATTGGTCTAACAACTTGGTTCTGTCCTTGGATGGTTCTACAACATGTTGGTACATATATTTTTGGTGGGTCTCTTGCTGATATTGCTTCAGTTGGTGCATCAGCTACAGCTGATCCGTCAAAACTTGGTGGTAAGAAAAAGAAGTAAGCGAAAGGATATATTATGAATATTAGTGCAAACACCGTTACTGTTCTTAAAAACTTCCATTCTATCAATCCTTCGATTGTTATCAAGGAAGGCAATGTGCTGGAGACTATCTCCAGCACTAAAACAATCAAAGCAAAAGCAGTAGTTAATACTACTTTCCCTCGTCGGTTTGCTATGTATGATCTCAATAAATTAATCTCTATGATTAGTTTTTATGAGAATCCACAATTAAGGTTTGAGGACAATAGCGTAGTTGTATTTGATGGAACAGAACAAACAGTTATTCCTTATTCAGATGAATCAACTATAATTAAGGTTCCTGAAAAGGAAATTAAGTTGCCTTCTATTGATGTTTCAGTTAAGATTACTAATGATAATATCAAGAAGGTAGAAAAGGCTCTTGGATTGCTTTCTGTTCCAGAAATCTTTATTTCAGGAGATGGTAATACTGTTTATCTCCAAGCAGCTGATTCAAAGAATCCATCAAGTTATTCTCACTCTATTCCTGTTGGAGAGACGGATAAAACTTTCCGTGCAATTTTTAAAGCGGAGAATATTAAAGTTTTGCCAGGTGATTATAATGTTGAAATTTGTTCTAAAGGTATCTCAAGGTTCTTTAACGATAATCTAGAGTACTTTATTGCAGTTGAATCAACTTCAACTTTCTGATAAAATTGGGGGTCTTGCACCCCCTTCTTTTTGTTATGATGGAGAAATGTGATGAGAATGCCAAAGAGACCCAGAACTGGGGTCGTCACGAGAAAGATTGCAGAAGATTTACAAGTAACGACCATTTATGGTAACAAAGAAGTTGTTAAAATTACTTGCGCAACTTGTGGTATTCCGAAACTAAAATCTGAATTTTATTTAGAATCCAAAAGTAAAAGGAAGTACCAAAATCAAGTAAGAAAACAGTGTGTTAATTGTTGGGATCAATACAATGGATACATGGGTCCAAACAAAACTGTTTCTAGCAACAATATTATATCATTCTGTGAAGAGGTCGTAGATGCTTGAGCAATTTTTGTGGGTAGAGAAATATCGCCCAAAGACTATAGAAGAAACTATTTTACCTTGTGACTTAAAAGCAGTATTCCAACAGTTTGTCGATCAGAAAAGTATACCTAATCTTATACTTACTGGAACAGCAGGTATTGGAAAAACTACTGTAGCAAAAGCAATGCTCGAACAACTTGGTTGTGATTATATTGTAATTAATGGATCTATGAATGGCAATATCGATACCTTACGAAATGAAATTCTTAACTTCGCATCAGCAGTATCATTATCAGGTGGAAGAAAATACGTTATCCTTGATGAAGCAGATTACCTTAATGCCAACAGCACTCAACCTGCACTTCGCAACTTCATGGAAGAATTTTCCAGAAACTGTGGATTTATTCTCACATGTAATTTCAAAAATAGAATTATCGAACCGTTACATTCTCGGTGCTCTGTCATAGATTTTAAAATAAATAAAAAAACAACAGCTAAACTGGCTGCTCAATTTTTCAAAAGATGCTGTCTGATATTGGAACAGGAGGAAATTAAACATGACAAAGCAGTTGTGGCAGAAGTTATCAACAAACACTTCCCAGACTGGAGGCGTGTACTCAATGAATTACAGAGATATTCTGCTACTGGCAGTATTGATTCTGGTATTCTTGCCAATCTTCAGGAAACTTCCATCAAGCAGCTTATTGAGTTCATAAAAGAAAAGAATTTCACTGAAGTCCGTAAATGGGTATTTGAAAATCTAGACACAAACGTAAATGAATTGTTCAGAAAATTATATGACACTTCTTCTGAATATCTTAAACCAAATGAAATTCCAGCTTTTGTTTTGCTTATAAGTAAATATCAATATCAGTCTGCTTTTGTTGCAGATCAAGAAATAAACTTGGTTGCATTTTTCTCTGAAGTAATGTTAGAAGGTTTCTATAGATGAACCCTTTTGACTTAGTAAATGATATATCATATGCAAAGAAATATATTCTAGAAGAAGAAAAGCATTATTTACCCTTTATAGTAAATACTCATTTTTCTTATTTTGGTGATTCTATATTCTTTGCTAATGAAATGAATATGAATTACCATTTAGATAAGAAATTACAACATGACTATTATTTTCATGCCCTTCGTAAAAACAAAAGAAAGTCTAAATGGCACAAAAAAGGAAATGAAGACTCATTAGATTGCATACAACGTTATTATGGATATGGACCACAAAAGGCAAAAGAAGCTGCCAAGATCTTATCCAAGAAACAGGTCGAATATATTGTTAAAAAAATGACTCCAGAAGCATAAACACAATTTTATATAAATATTCGGTATGCAATAATAATAAGAAAAGGGTGAATTATGAATGATATTTTAGACTCTCTAATTGAGGTTAAGATTGATGGAGAAGAGTCTTTCTTAAAGATCAAAGAAACTCTAACTAGAATTGGTGTTGCTTCTCGTAAAGAAAACAAGTTATACCAATCCTGTCATATCTTCCATAAACAAGGGCATTATTATATTGTCCATTTTAAAGAAATGTTTATAATTGATGGAAAACCATCAAATTTCTCAGAAGAAGATATGGGTCGCCGAAACAAAATTGCAGAACTACTCCAAGACTGGGGTCTATTGAAAATTGTAGACCAAGAAAGAATCAAAGATCCAATCGCACCAATGAATCAGATCAAAGTTCTTAATTATAAAGAAAAAGATCAATGGACATTGGAAGCAAAATATCAGATAGGTCGTAAACGAACCACTTAATGGAGAAAATATATTATGTTTGGATTTACTGTGAAGAAAAAAATTGAAACTCCAGCTGATGAAAAAATAGAGGAAATTAAGAATATTTTATTTCCTCCTTCCTCAGTAAGAGAAAAGTACGACGAAGAACAAGATAAAACAATCAAATATCAAGTAGACTACAGCATAGATATGAATCTAGATGCTGCTATCATTGATCTACAATCCGGTTACAATGATGAAACAGTCATAAATACTCTCAATGATACTTTAGATCGACTCTATAAAGTTAGAGAACTACTCGAAGCTCATGCCGAGATTGATAAAAATGCCGAGTATATTATTGTCGACTCGATGAAACATAATCCGGATCTCGAGAATATAGAAGCATCAGAAATTTGACTTTTTCAGAAATTTAAAGTATAATAGATATACGATAGGAGATCGCGTATGTCTATGCATATTCTTCCCGCTTATTACACAACAACTGTTTCTCGACGTAAGTCCAAGAAAAAAACTAAAGATAAAATCACACAACACGATATATGGTTACTTAAGAATGGTGTTCATCCTGAACAAATTCGTTTAAAGAAAACAGTTGACAAAAATTGGAAAAAAGAGTATAATGAATCGTTGAAGGTTGATCGTAGTGATTATGTTTCCTCAGGTTTGTCAGGTTCTAAGTCTTCCTGCGCAAAACGTGATATTATGACCAATCTTCACAAAGAACCAAAACATGTGCAAGATGCAATTTTAGAGAAAGCGTCAAGAGTTATGCCACTTTATAACAAAGGTGGTTTACAGTTACTTTCTCCAAAAGATGATTTAACTCAAATCGGTACCAAGTCTAGAAGAGGATAATTATAATGGTTAAGACAACAGTAAGTGAGACTAATATCCTTACGGATAAAATTTCTAAAATCAGTGAATCTTTTACTATCAATATGTATAATAATGGATTCATGTTAGAATTTAGTGGTAATGATAACAACGATGATTGGGCTACCATCAAGATCGTTTGTAAAACCACTAAAGAAGTCTTGGATTTGATCCAAGAAGCTGTTAAAATGCAACGTTATTGAGGAGAAAATATATGACTGCTAGTATTACTAAGGTTGAGAAAGTTTTTGAAGCTCTTGTTGGTCGTGGTGAAGAGTTAACTGCTGCTCAAATCAAGACACGTTATGGTATTGCTAACCCACATGATGCTATTTACCAGATCCGTCAGCAGGGTTATGCAATTTATTTGAACGAGAAGAAGAACTCAAAAGGTGAAACTGTTGCTCGTTATCGTTACGGCAATCCTTCTCGTAAGCTAGTTGCTGCTGGCTATCGCGCATTGGCCGCTGGCCTCTGAGATAGAGGGAGTTAATCTCCCTCTTTTACAAATGAAAATATTAATTATTGGATTACCTGGAAGCGGTAAAACAACATTTTCCAAAAAACTTTACGAAGAACTAGAAAAAAGAAATATTCTAGTTGCTAGATATAATGGCGATGAAGTTAGAGAATATTATAAAGACTGGGATTTTTCTTCGGCAGGAAGATTGAGACAACTAGACAGAATGGTCGAAAATGCTGAACTGTGCGAAAGAAATGGCATAGTATCTATTTGTGATTTTATTTGCCCATATGAATTATTCAGAGATTATTTTGATGCGAACATAACAATATGGATGGATACCATAAAAGAAAGCAAATACGAAGACACAAATAAGGTATTCGAGGAACCTTCTAAATACGATTATCGTATAACAAGTTTCCAACAAATTGATAATTTCGATTTTTTCCCGATAGCTCAGTTGGTAGAGTAGGTGACTGTTAATCACTTGGTCCTTGGTTCGAGTCCAAGTCGGGGAGCCATTTAACTTGACAATTACCTCTTTTGATGGTAATATATAGTTAAGGTTGATCGCTCAATAGATCCGTGTGGTCCAAAGGTTAGCCCACTCCTAATGGAGAGAAATATGAAAAAGAAAGTTATCACATTACTAACAATTCTTGGTATTTCACTTGCCGCTGTCGCTCCTGCTAATGCTTGGTGGCGTGGTGGTGGATACTATGGTGGATATGGCCGTGGATTCTATGGTGGTTATGGTTATGGTGGATATGGCGCAGCTCTGGGTATTGGTGCTGGTGCTGCTCTACTTGGTGGTATCATCGGAGGTGCTATTGCTAATGGTGGTGGCTACTATGGTGGTGGTTATTATCCTTATGGCAACTATTATGGTGGATATGGTTACGGTTATCCTTATGGTGGCTATTACGGGTGGTAAAATGAAAAATTTGCTATTGACTCTTTTGTGTGTTATTGCTTTTACTTCACAAGCAAAAGCATTTAATGATGACTTCTTCAACTTCGGGGACGCTCAGTACAATATATACAATGATAATCGTCGTGTTACGCAAAAGAAAACAGTAGTAAAGAATTATTATAACACAATAGTAAAGGAAGTGCCAGTTCCGGTACCAGTACCTGTGGCACCTCCACCAATTCCTCCTCGTGTCATACTTCCTTCTTGCCGTATGGTTCCCGCGCAGCCAATATTGGATCCTTATGGAAGAGTTCTGGATTATATGTATATGAGAGTTTGTTATTAAGCTGCTGTAGCTCAGCTGGTAGAGCAACTGATTAGTAATCAGTAGGTCGGGAGTTCAAATCTCTCCAGCAGCACCACTAAGGTAATAATATGAGTAAAGAAATACTTAGAAGACAGGCAATATTCAGAGTTGTCATGTTCTTTCTTATAACTATCGTAATTGGATTTGTTGCAGGGGATCTACACGTTTTCTCAAGCATGAATTAAAATGATTACTTCTCGTGATGAAAAATATATGGCATTTACTCGTAGAATAGCCATACAAAACACTAACTCGCAGAACAGAGCAAGACTGGCTGCGAGTTTAGTCATACGTAATGATATTGTTTCTATTGGTCAAAATTCTATCAAATCACATCCTCTTCAAAAGAAGTTTGCTAAAAACATTGAAGCTATTTTTAAACATGCAGAAGTAGATTGCATAATTAATGCATTGAGGCACGTAGACGCCGAACAGTTATCAAAAGCAACCCTATATATACATAGAGTAAAAAAACAAACAAAAGATTCCGTGGAATGGTCTGATGGATTTGCGGAACCTTGTATTGGTTGCAAACAAGCAATTAAACATTTTAATATTAAAAGAGTAATATTTTCTAGCGATGAAAACAAAAGCTATATTGAAATAAATAACACGTCCACATGAAGTGGTCAAATGATAAGGAGATTATTATGTTAAATGGATATAAGACATATATTGTTGCTACGTTAATCGCAGTTTTTGGTGTTCTTGCTCAGTACGACTGGAATGGGTTTCTTAACGATCCAAAAGCTGGATGGGTGGCCCTTGCTTCTGCTGTTATTATGGCAATCATGAGATCAATTACGCAAATCACTACTGTTAAAGAAGCACTATATACTGAACCACCAAAACCAAATACAAAACCAACCCCTACTACTAAGAAGAAATGAGGATTTTATGAAAAAGATTATTGTTCTAGTGACCGCAGGTTTTCTCGGTCTATCCGTTGCTGGTTGTTCTTCAACCGGTACTACATCACCAACAGTGGTAACAACCATTTCTGATGTTCAGGCAGTTGTTTCGAGCGCTTGTGGATTCTTACCAGCAGCAACAACTATCGCTTCAATCATATCAGCAAACCCTGCTGTTGCAACAGCTTCTCAGATTGCAGGTATTATTTGTCAGGCTGTCTCAAAGAAGTCTGCTTATAGAGGCGCAGCTGCTCCAACTGTGGTAGTTAATGGCCAGACGATCGAAATTAAAGGTCATTTTGTAAGATAAAAATATTATAAATAATATTAATATGGCTGGTACCTCTGATGCGAATCAAGTACCAGTCTTCTTTTTGCCTAAATATAAGGCGAATTTTGAATTGTCTCTGTTGATCAGATAATGTAAATCCAACAGAGAAAGGAACTATGAAAACAAAGATAAGCCATTTCTTCGGCGACCAAGAAGATTTAGACTTACAGCTTGTTAAACTTTCACTTGACTTAGAAAACTCAAAAGAATCAGAAGCTCTAGAAAAAGGCTGGCTGATATACGATAATACCTGGTATACTTGCAGATCATCAAGAATTGTTGTTGATGAATATAATTATCAAATAAATTCTTCAAGTTCTAAAAAGAAAATTAAGAATTATTCTTTTGAATACAAAGATAAATTCGAAATAAACGATTCTGTAATTAAAGTATATAATAGATTTCTAGAGATTAAAAAGTTCAAAAAATTTTATCCATTAGAAAAAGATATGGAAAGAAGTTCCGGAGTATTTGTTTATAATAAAGAAAATGAATTGGTGGCTTATACTAAGATGGTAAAGTATGATGGTGGTATAGAAAGCCAGTTTACTGTTTGGGATTATTCTGAACCAAGAGCATCAATTGGTAAATATCTTGTTGATTATGAGATTGATGCAACCATAGCTCTAAATTATAAATATCTTTATATTGGTCCAGTGTATGGCCTTAATTCTATCTATAAGATGAACTTTGGTGGATTCGAATGGTGGGATGGAGAAAACTGGAAAAAAGATGATCATGAATTATTTAAAATCTTAGAAAGAGATTCTAAGATTAATACATTAGAAGAGTTAAGTAATGCATTCATTCAAAATACACAAATATATAAATGATCCTAAGTTTAAGCAACGTATGGAAGAAAAAGTCAAGATTGATAGAAATCATGATGTACCATACGTTGCTGGATATTCAAAAGATGGTAAGACAATATATATCGACCGTCATCTATTAAAGATGAAAAATGAACACGATATTGAGCCATATCTTATTGTTCATGAAAAAACAGAAAAAACATTGATAGATATATTTAAACTAGACTATCAGCATGCGCATTATATTGCCATGGAACAAGAAAAAGAGGCTGTTAATACAGGTGGCCTAGAGTGGAGTGCGTACGAGAAGCACTATAACAAATTCATTAAAGGTTGTGCTCATGAAAAACTACAAAAGGTGCCAGCCGACTTAGACATGACACCCTATAAAGACGAGAAAGACTTTCATCTTCTCAGAGATATGGAAAAACAAGAAGTTAAGTAGTAAATATCTCTATTACCTTTGCAACATAATCAGATCTATTTTTAACAAATAGCTGTGGTTCTTCGTGATCTACAGCTATCATTATTGCTATCTGTGGAATAGCAATCTTATAAATCCATTCAAACATCATTGAATATACTGTAGTCTGCAGAAAATAGGATTCAATCCACTCTTCTTTCTTCAGCTTTCTAGAAGTTTTAAAATCAATTACAGAAGGTACTCCATCGAACTCTGCGATTAAGTCGCATCTTCCAGCAGTCTTAAGTACAACGGAGTATAGAGGTAGTTCTATACCTAAGATATTATCTACGTGCTTATCGAGAAGAGGCTGTAAAGAATTAAAAGAATCAATGCCAGAAGGCATAGAATCTCTAAGGTGGTTCTCTTCGTTTCGAACGTATCGTTCTGCAAGAGTATGGACTGCTGTTCCTCTTCTCGCAGCTTGAGTAGATATTTTATTAGCTTCTTCGTGTCCAACTTTATTTCTCCACTCAATAAGAGCAGTTTTATCTAATTTGTCAGACAGAACAGTTGTTACCGAACGGAATTTACTTCCATCCGGTAACACATAATATCTTTTGCCATCAATATTTTCTGTTGTAATATCGATTTCAGGAACTAAGTTATGCTTGAATATCTTTCTGGAAACCATCAATCACCGTATACTTCGCATCCATCCGAGCAGTAGTAATAAAGTTACCAGGTTTATTCGGATTAGGAGCGATCCACTGTAAAGCAACAGGACCAATTCCTTTTGCTAAGAAATAACGAGCACCAGTAGTTTTAGAACCCCAAGACTGCTGATAAACAATCGTCAGAACATCATTGTATTTATCCCCATTGGTAAGGGTCAATTCTTCCATCCAAGATTCCCATATAACAGTTTGAGTTCCCGTTTGGAACGCTGGAGGATTACAAGATAGTGGGTCCATTTTAGGTCTATTTTGATAGAAACTACCTATGTTTGCCCATTCTCCCCAACCAATACCAGGATTCATTACTACTTTCTTACGAGCACCAAATAGACCACCTTTTGGGTAGTCGTCTCTCCATTCCATAATACCTTGGCCAGGAGTATATCTCATATACCATGTATCCTGCCACTGCATAGCAGCATTATACTCAACATAAAGCATATCCTTCTTATCATCAGAGAGAAGAAAATATGCTACTATATCTGGCATTGAACCATCTACCGCTCTATATGTGAAAGTGTTAATCTTTCCATAAGAAGGAGATGGCCAGTAAGAAGGAACAAAATAGGTATTTGCCATTTAGTATCCTAAGTTTTCTACAGTTATAATAAACTCTTTAACAATATCAGATCTGACAATATCATCATGAGTAAATTCAACCATGGCAAATGATTTCATTCTTTTAATAACTTCAATGAATTTAAGAATATCTTCTTTTCTATTGTCTTCTCTATAAGTATTTCTAATATCACTCTGACGATAATCACCACAGAATATAAT